AAACGATGGAACAGACGATTGGGCATTTAAACATTCTAAAATACGTTGCTGCTTTTTAGTAGCTGTTGAATTATCCAAATGCTGGGTAGTTTCTACCCAACTTATCCCAATTCTTAAATAATCTCCTGTAAAAAATTGAGCCGTTCCAGAATAACTAAGGCAATCAAATATAATCTTTAAAAAACTTTGCGGGGTTGTTACACCGCTTGAAATATAGGGGCTTGAATTTATTAAATCAAACTCAATATTTGCAAGCCTATTTAGTCCGTCTTTTGCGACTACTTGAAAATCTCTTGGGGCTACTGCGCTTGCGTGTCGATTAGGTGTACTGATAAGGTCGGCCATAATTACACCAGCCCAAAATAAATTCCAAGTCGAACCGTCGTATTTCTCAACATACAATTTATGTTCGTTTTCCTGCGAAGTCAATAAATCCGCTTGAAAACTTATCATGTTTGCGCTGCCGTCATCAAGCATAATGAACTTACATTGACTTTGGCGTATCGGTTCGGTTAAATTATCTTCTTCGCCATCCCAACTAATCGACATTCCGTTAATACCAATTGATGTAATAGGTGAACCGACATAATCCGAATCGGTTATATTAATCCTATACTTTGTTTGGTCATAGGCTGAATCAAAATATATAAGGAATCTGGTATTGTCCATTTATCTACCTCTTGTATATCGTGTCCTTTGCCCGCTTAAACCTAAATCATTGCCTTCTAATCGGGTTTCAAGTGTAAAATTACCGCCCGAACTTGAACCGCCATAAGAACCTCCACCACCTCCAGAAGTTGGCGATTGCATACCTTTTGCGGCTATCTTGCTTATCGCTGCGCCCGCTGCTATCATTCCTAAACCCGCTGCAACTGCTACAACAGGATTTAAACTCGCTAAGGCTGCTTTAAAGGCTTGTAAAAAACCTCCGAAAACTACCATTTCAGAACCTAACTGAACCATAACATTTCCCAAAGAAGATAAAAGGATATTGCCTAAATCTTTGAAAGGGTCGCCATCTACTAAATTCTCTCCGAATGCCGCTGCAAGTCCAATAGCCATATTTGCCGCCCCTTGATTAATTATGTCGCTAATTGCGTTAAATTTATCTTGATAGGTTTTTAAATATTTTTGGCTACCTAAATCATTTGCTGCGTTTGCGTTTTCCCAACCTAATTGCGTTTCAGTTGCGAGTTTGCTAAATGATTGTGTAATCCCCTTAGTTTGCATTTCGATAATATCAAAACTTGCCTTGCTTGCGGCTTCGCTTTGTTTCTTATCTACCTTAGGTATAAAAGGGGCTTTTATCTGCGTTTCTATTGGCGCAACATTTCCCGAAGGGCTTATTTTATAAAGTTCTCTTGAAAGTGATTGAATAGTCAATCTTGCGGCTTCTGCCTTTTTTTCTAATTCCGCTAAATCATCAATTGGCGTGCCGAATAAATCCGAAATAGGTGTAGTAGTAAATTCTAATGGACCAACCTTAATAATGTTTTCTTTTTTATACCTATCTGCTGCCTCTTGCGCTATTTTAATTTCAGATTGCAAGGCTAACAAGTCGGCTTCCTTTTGCAATTTTGCAGCCTCTAAAGCATTATACTTTTTGGCTTGCATTTGCTCGTTTGTCTTTTTATAGGCTGCCGCTAAATTGTTTTGAAACGTAGTTTCATCGCTAATGTTTTTAAGATTTGCGCCCGAAATAGCATTGAATTGAGTTATTAAAGAATTGCGTTCTTTTTGGCTTATATTAGTGTCTTGTAACTTTTTATAGAGTTCATCTAATTTAGTTTTCTGAACATCTATTTGCCCTGTTGATGTTGAAAGTATTTTAGCAAAGTCGGTTTGCGCATCTTCTACTGCATTTGTTGCGGTAGCATAATTAACCAATAAAACGGTTAACGCTGCTATGCCTATTGACAAAATACCGATAGGACCTGCTAATATACCTACTGCGGTTTTAAATGCAACCATACCCGCTAAAACTGCGGGGAATATTTTAACTAATGCACCTAACGCTAAAAAGACAGGACCAATCGCTGCCGCTATTCCCAAAGCCCCAATTATAAACTTTTGTAAATTAGGGTCAAGGCTTTTAAACTTGTCGCTTAAATCCCCTATCCAATCTGCAAAAGCATTTAATTTGCCCGAAATATTAAAGTTCTTATCAATCGCTTCACCTATACCCGATAAGGATATTTTAATGGTGTCGCTCATATTCTCGAATGAGTTTTTAATCCCGCCCGTTATAGGTGGTAATTTACTCAATGAGTTTACTAAGAACTCGGCTAATTGTTTACCACTTATTCCCATTGCCGCCAAATCTTCGGCTCGGTTAGTACCAAAAGCCTCAATCATTAACTTGTTGACTTGTGGTAATTGATTAGCAATTTGGTAAAGGTCTTGTTGTAAAGGTTTACTCGCGTTGGTTAATTGCCCGAATCCTCGGATAGCTAAATCAAAGTTTTCTTTTCCGCCTCCAACGGTTGCAATTGCATTACCAAAGGCTTGCATCGCTTTTCGTGCATCATCGGCACTCATTCCAATAGCTTGCAAGTTTATACTGCCTCGCGTTGCCTCTTCTAATCCTATGCCGGGTAACTTTGCAACTTCGCGAAGTTTGTTAAATTCATTTTCTGCAAGTTCTGCCGAACCTGTAAAAGAAATTAACCCACGTTTTAAAGCGTCAATTTCTCCAAAGGCATATAAAGAAGCCGCCCCTAAAGCTAAAATAGGCGCGGTCAAATTCATAGTCATAGACTTGCCGACATCTTGCAACTGTTGACCTGCCCGCTGCATTTGTCGTGCTGCGTTTTGCATAGCCGTTGAAAACTGACTTATATCTGCCCCGAATCGGACATTGACTGCTGCGTATCTACTCATTTATTTTGTCTGGAAATATCCTGTCAAATGTTTCTAAATTTGCCATGATAAAATCTTTTGCACTTTGTTTTTTTTCCCAATTAAATGGCATTAACTCCTCAACTGTTATTTTAAAATGTGGCCTCATTGCACAATATCCAAGCCATCGAGTTTGCTCCCATTTGGTTTGATATTCGCTTTGTGCTTTTTTCAAATAACCATCTTGAATAAGACAAAATTCATACAATGTCAAATCCCAAAAATCATTCGGTCTTATGCCGTATTGGCCTACCGCCAAAGAGTAGAATAAATCAACTCCTTTTAAGCCTATACATTCGGCTGCCGTTTGTTTTCCGCTTCGCCTTCATAGTACGTTTTAATACCATCGGCAACCACTTCAACTATTGCTTGGATTTCATCGTTTCCGATTTCGTCCAAAAAATCTTCAAGCGTAAAATTAAACTCAATACCATCTTTTCGGCATCCCGACTTTACGGCAAAATAAGCCATTGTAAGGATTGAAACTATTTCACTTGCTCCTAATGTTTTGTCTGGTGTAAATATCGAACCCATTTCGGTTACTTTGATACCTTCTTTGGTTTCCCAATCTTTGTAAACCGCCATCCCGAAACGGGTCGGATATTCTTTCGTTTTAAATACTATCATTCGTTTGTTTTAGATTGTTGCTTTTGTTATATCTCCTGTTCCTTCAAAAGAAACTGTAAAAGTAGAGCTTTCTTGATGTGGATTATCGCGGTCAAGTTTAGTAATGATTGCTTCTTGGCTATATTTAATATCGCCTGTAACTCCAGAACTTTCCATAACTGTTACCGAATCCCCTGCAATGAACAAATCGTAAAGAGTCGCATAAGAAGAACCCTCTACCATTAAACCATTGCATTCGTATCCTGTGGAAATTAACCCCGCTAACGATGTTTCAAATTGTCCAGAATCTTTATTACTTGTTTTTCTGGTTGCGCGGCTTTTGCTACTGCTATTAGATAGCAAGTAAGCCACTTTCACGCCCTCTACATAAATGCAGATTAATGAGCCGTTTACTATTCCTGTTGTTGCCATTTTATTTTACTTTTAATTTTTTATATAATTCTGCTGTTTCGCTCTTAAATAGCATTTCTGCTCTTTCTGGGCTTACGGTCAATTTTTGACCTTTGTTAATAACTACGTTTGGTTTCATTTCCCAATCTTTTATTAAAACAATTTCTAAATCAACCGTTTTACGTTTTACATCTTCCTTAGTCGCCTTTTCCATTATACTTGTATTGCTGCGATTGTTAAAGAAGTGACGCCCGAATAAGTAACCGAAACTAAACCCGTTCCAGCGGTTGCGTTAAAAGCATCTGGCTTGAACGGGCCTATCATTTTTTCAGCACCCGCCCCAACTGCTACAACTGCGCTTGCTTTTGTTAATACTCCGTAAATAGGGTCGTTAATAGAAGTGCTTGCCGTTTTTACGATTGTCACATCGATAGAACCGCCCGAACCGTTTTTAACGTGCAAATAAACCTTTCCGTTATTTGCGAATGTATCTCCACCTCCTGTGCAACTCGCATAGGTTAGTGTAGTGCCTGTTTCGGCTGGTGTTTGTAGTGTTAATAGTGCCATTTTTTATAATTTTTGTCTTGTTTGAAAATCCATTGTTTGTCTATAACATTTTGCAATGTCATCGTATAATTTAAGTGAATAAGTTAATCGAATATGGTCAAAGACAATGCCGTCTGCCGTGCCTCTGTAACCGTCTAAAATAGTTCTTACCCGTGCGCCTATAATGTTCCTTTCTGTTATGTCATTTGCGTAAACATCAACTTGAACCATAGGAACATCCAAAGTACTAACCCCGTCTTTTGTATCGCTAAACTCGCCTGTTGTTTCGGTATAAACTATTAGAGGCCGTGCCATGGTTTCTGCTGCAATTTCTTGAAATACCGAAGTCGTAGTAGCAAGCATAGCCATTAACGTGCTATCGCTTGTTAAAATCGAATATATGCCTTGCTCGGTGTTCATCTTGCGTTTAAACCTAATCTTTGTGCGTTTGAAACGATATACCTTGTAATGTCATCGCTTAAATTATTTGCAGCCGTTTGCATTTGAGGTGCTGCGCCTCTGCTTATAAAATCGTTTTTGCTTATATGCTGCGTTCCACGTGCCACAAAAAAACCATACCAACCATCAACTTTTGACCTTTTGTTGATACCAGCGTACGTGTCAACCTTTGTGCCTTTTCCGAACGCTTTTACACCGATTGATTTTTTTAAGTTACCCGGCAACGTATTATAAGCACTTGATTTTACATTTCTTGATTTACGAACGTTCGCTGCGTTTTGCTGCTTGTTTCGATTCCCGTATTTACCGCCGTCTTTTCGGTTTGGTGTTATCGCTTTAATCCCCTTTGCAACTGGCTGCATATTTTTTACCATTATGCCCTTCATTGCTTTGGTTTTTACCGTGTCGGGTAAATTCCTTACTGCCTGTAAAACTTGCTCAAATCCTACTAATTCAACTCTCATACCCGTTTTTCAGTTACAAGTTTTAACATCTCCTTTCGGCCTATTTCGTTTACTCGTTTTACATCGTAATATTTCGATTGATAGTAAACTCTTATTGTTTCATTAATCGTTATATCTTGCCTCCAACGGATTGTAAACTCAACGGGAATGATTGAAGTTTCAACTCCAGCCTCTTCGCCTTCGTTCATTGCCATTGTAGCCGGGTATCTCACGCCCGCCCAAACTACATCTAAAGTTGACCACGTTTTAACCGTGCCGCCTTTTGAATCTTTTGTAGCGGTCATTGCTTGCAAAGTAATTCTTCTGTCCATTTTTCCGATTATCATAAATAATAGCCTTTAACATACAAATCCAAAAGCACTCTAAAATTAATCGGTAATTCGTTTACGGCAAAAGTTGTTTCATTTTGGCGATTTTCGTAAAAACTGCCAACAATAACATTTAATGCTTGAATAATACCCGCGTCAATATCGTTAATATCAGAATAACCAGCGGTAAAATGAACCTCCAAACCGTTGTAAATATTAGTTTGAATCGAGGGAGTTAATAAAAATTTAATCCTTGTCGGACTGTCTTTAATATCCACCACGTAGTCCGTGCCGCTTGTCATTGTTGTTAAAGTTCCGCCCGAATTATAATATTTTACTGCCGTGATTGCGGTTATAGGGAATTTAACAATTTCAATATCTTGGTAATCGTCAAAGTAAGCAATAAAAGTACTTTGTAATAAAACTCGGTTTGTGTATTGTTCAATAAAAGAAGTTGCAGACTTTACCCATGCGCTGATTATAAAATCTTCAACGCTACCATCGACTTTTAAGCGGCTTTTCATGTCGCTTAATTCAACGGGTAAAATAGAGGGAAAAGTCTGCTGAACTATCTTCATTTAGGCTTTTGTTGCAAATCCTTCTTTAATTGCTCTTTCGGCATCCGCTTCAGTCAATTCGCCAACTTCTCCATTTTTATATGAAAAATCTGAACCCGCAACCGTAGCGTTAAATTTAACTGCAAATAATTTTACTTCTGTTTCTTTTGACATAATTTATAAATATTTATTACCACCAAAGCCCCATTTAAGGGGCTAATAGTGTATTTGAATGATAGACTAAAACGCTTATGCGGTTAAATAATCTTTAATGGTTGCAAATGAAGCTTCACGCTTAATTCCAATGTCATAAAAACCATTTACAACAACCTCAATTTGGTTGGATTTGTTCAACGAGTAAGGGTCAACAACAATATCCAAACCGCCCCATGATGCAATGATTAAGTCATCCCAATTACCAAAAAACGCCTCAGAACAAACTCCGCTTGATGAACCTTTTGTAAGGTTAGAACGAACTGAGTTAGAAATGAATGTACGCTCGCCGTTTAATACTCCGTTATCCGGCATTAAAAACAATCCCGAACCCGCATCTTTAGCAACGGTCTTCATTTTACCGCGAGTTGCAGAATTTAAAATGTAAGCAATTTTACCCATATCAGCGTTTGCAATACTAACTTGCTTTTGAAGTTCTACAATACTTGTCCAAGTTGGAGCAAGTCCGTTAGTTCCCATTGCGATAAGGTTAGAACCGCCTGTTGTGGTCAATGCCGTTGAAATACCTGTTGGTTGGTTAGACGAACCCGAACCGCTAAGGGCTGCAAGTTGTAAAGCTACTGCGATACCGTCTGCAATATCCTTTTGAACGTATTTATCACCTACCTTACCTTGTTGACGAAGCAATGTTTTTGTGAATGGAACTGCGCCGCCTACTCTTTTTGGAGATAAACTAACTGAACCGTGAACTTGATGATTGCTTGTGATAGCATCAGTTTCAGCTAACCATGCAACTGTTGCAGCGGTGGTTTTCTTAGGAATTGTTACGTTACCTACTAAACCGTCCCAAAAATCAGCACCCGCACCAACTAAAACCATTGCATTACGCAATACATCAATCCATTGTTCTGAATAAACATTAGTTTGCACAAAATAACCCGCTTTTGGAGTATCGGCGGTTGAGGTGGTTAACGCGGCGCGTCTTTCCATTTCGTAACGCTTTTCGGCTCTTTCTTCGCTCGACTTTACATCGTTACCGATAATAAAACTTGGCACGGTGTAACCGTAAGTTGTGATTTCGGCTTGTTTTGCTTCGCGTGAACCTTCTTGACTTACTTCAAGTTCCACACCTTCAGCTACTCCCTTAGTTCCAATGTCCCAAATCAATTTTCTCATTGAGAAACGCTTACCAATTTCTTTTTCGGTGTCTGGCTTTGCGTTAGGCAAATAAGTTGCAACTCCGTTTGATTGGCGTTTTTCAGAATCAGCAAAAACCGCTTCACGGGCTTCGGCTTTAGTAATCTCTGAATTTAAGGTCGTGATTTCGGCAACGATTTCATCAAACCTTAATTCCTCCGCTTCGGTAAAAGCCGTGTTTGACTTTACTTTAGCTTTAAGAGGGTTTAACTCGTTGTCGAGTAATCCCCGTTTTTCCTTTAATTCAATACTTGTGTTCATTTTTATTTATTATGTAGTTCTAAAATTTGTAATTTTCTTCCTAAGTTCTTAAAATCCGTTGCTCTTTCTTCAATAACTTCAACATCATCAAAACTTCGCATAGCTGCGGTAGTGTCAATGTAGGCCGGATATTCAACAGGTCCCATTTCGCGGACTTCTTTAAATTGTGTTATTGTTCTTTTGTAAGGTTGTTCTGATTTATCCCAAAAATCACCGCCTTTTGCAAGCGAAAATTGAAAACTCGAACCCTCTAAATTTCCATTTGATACGTTTTCGCGGGCATCGTTTCCAACGGTTGTATTTGGTACTAAAGTCTGATAGTGTACTCCATCTTCTTTGATTTCGACATCCATAGTACCCTTTGCACGTTTGCCCAAAGTCAATTTGTGGTTTACCATTGAAACGACATTCGATAAATCAACGCCTTGCATCGCTCGTGGTTCGATTTTTTCAATAAACTGAAAACGCGAACCGTCTGGGCGTTCTGCCGTTAAAACTTGTGACCATTTGTTGAATACAATACCCCTTCCAACTATATAGTCAAAAGTTCCTTTGTCGTTTGTTATTGCTCGAACTTCAACGGGTTCGGCTATGTATCTTTTTTCGCTCATTGTGTCGAATTAATTATATCGTCAATCGTGTGACCGTTTCTTTTAGTTTCTCGCGGGGTGTTTGAGGTGTTTTTTTGCTCGTTTGACAAAAAATGGTATTCGTCTAATCTTCCCGCACTAATCATATTCAAAGGCACTAAAGATATATCCCCGCCTTTTACTTTGTTCATGTCTTCTAATGCTAACAAATCATCCAAAGGAACTCCCATTGAATGCCAAATCCTATATCCTTCAATACGTGCTTTGTAATCGCCACGCATCAAACCGTTTAGATTGTATTTAATAAAATAACCTCTTTTGCGCTCAGATTCTAAAAGTAATTTAGCGTTTAACTCCGCTTCAAAACAGGCCGCAAAAGGCATACAAGTATCTGTTACGTAGTCAATGTTTTGAGTTGACATATTATTGTCGGTACTCGCGCCAAACTCCTGTAATTTATGCAAAGGCATTGTAAAATAACGGGCAATATCCGGTACGCTCGCTTTTGATGCTTCCAAAAATTGCAATTCGGCTGCCGTTAGCTTTAATTGTTCAATATCAAAACCTCCGTCAATAATTGCCATTCTATCTCCCGAGGTACCCGACATTTGAGCATTCCAAGACGTTTTTGTGCCTTTTACGACTGTTGGGTCTAATTTATTAGGGTGTTTTAAAACCACATCAATATTTGAACCTTTTTCGTAATACGTTTTTTGGTTTTGCTTGCTACTTAACGACATTCCAAAGGTCATTGCGCCGACTTCTAAAGGTCGAATACCTTTTAAACCGTCTTTTGTCAAGCCTTTAAAATGAAGCATATTTCGGGCTTCAATAATCAACTGACCATTATCAATAGAATAAACCAACTCCCCGTTCTCAATCTTAGGTTCAACCCTTGAAAAGTGAATAGGTCGTAATTCAACGGGAAATTCGTTACCATCACGGACAATTTGAGAATAAGCGTTTGAGTCCGTTTTATAACAATATCCCATTGCTAACTGCCATGTATAACCGTTCATAACGGGATTTGGCGTTAAAAGAAGTCTATTTGCCGGAGAATTAGCCGCGTAGATTGAATTACCTTTTTCGTCTTTGTAATACGCTCCTTTTGGAACGCTTGCTAAACTTTCAGAAGGTATTTTAATACAAGCCCAAACCGCACTAAGCGATAAGGCTGTTTTTTCAGTAATTTTAATGTTGTTTGGGGTGTCGATAGAAAGCCCCGCTAATCCTGTGTATTCGGACATAGGTTGGTAGTAAACTTCCCGTTTTTCGGAATTTAACCAATTATTGATAACAGATTTAAGCCCCAATTCTCTACAAAATTATATTTATAGAGTTTTGGTTTGCTAAAATGTAACTATTTTTCTTTTTGCCATCTCCTTTAAATACTTGTAATGATTCTGCCTAAAACTTGTTAGATTTTCGTATTTATGGCGGTTCTTTAACTCAAAATATTCCTTTTCCATCAAGTCGAAGATAAACCTAAACGATAAATCCTGTTTACGATAGGCAATTACTTTTTTATGGTATTGGTTTAAAGTCATGCTGCAAAAAAATCTTTAATTTCTTGTTCACTCATTCCGTCTGTCCAACTTCCCGTTGCTTTTGGCTTCATAATCATTGCAGTCCATAAGGCCATAATGTTTGTAACCGTGCCGTCTATTTTTTGGTGATAAGTGTTTTTATCGGGTTTTACCAACTTGCCGCCTGTATCGGTTATTACTACCGTGTTTGACAAGTTCCACCTCAAAACAGGATTATTGCCATGATAGTATTGCCCTGTTTTTAATTGAACTTCTAAAGTTCTCGTTGGTTCGTTCATGCTTACAAACCCCTGTCTAAATACCCGAATTGCATCCTCTCCCAAAGTTTCCATTAATTTAGCAACTATTTGAGTACTATTATAAGGGTCATAAGCAAGCATCTGAAAACTGTAAGGTTGTATTATGTCCAAAATCCTTTCACGAATAAAGTCATAATCCAATACCTTACCCCGTGTTTCTTCGATATGCCCCTCTTGAACCCATTTAGCATAATACACGTTGTTTTTGTCGGCTGAATCTTTTGCTTTTTCTTCGGGCAACCAAAACCAATTAAAAGACAAATACTTGTCTGGGTAATAACTCCTAACACTTGGTGAAAATATTAAAGTAAAGGCCGTTAAATCGCTTGTACTTGATAAGTCTAACGCTCCGTAGCATGATTCGCCAACAAGTTTAGTAATATCTAAATCGGGTTGCCCCTCAATCCAATCTTTGTCATCAATCCAAATTGATTTTACTTTTGTCCAAAGGTTTAAATGTAGTCTTAAAAATGAATTTCGTGTGCTTATGTTTCGCTTGGCTTCGGCTGCCGCTTCTTCCATAAAACTCTTAGTAACTGAAATTCATTTTTAAGACTACATTTAAACCTTTGGACAAAAGTAAAATCAATTTGGATTGATGACAAAGATTGGATTGA